CCACTGAATTAAAAATTATCAGAAATAATTATATATTGGGAGGTGTAGAATGGCAAAAACTGATAAATATCAAAAAATATATAATGAATTAAAAGAACAATTGGAAATCAATGATACATATAATGCATATACAGAGGACTTGTTGCAAGATTATATTAGTTTGGCAAAAACTAAAGACAAGTTAAATGCAGACATTGATGAAAGAGGAGTTACTGTTAAGTATAATAATGGCGGTGGGCAGTATGGGCAAAAAAAGAATGATAGTGTGACAGAAGTTCCGAGAATAAACAAACAAATGTTATCTTTGTTGAAAGAATTAGGTATATCACCAACTTCAAAGCCACAAAAACCACAGGCTGGTGATGAAGATGGCGATATATAATAAATATATTGACGAATGGTTTGATTTAGTAGAAAACAATAAGATTAGAACTTGCGAAGAGCAGAAACTACTAGTTAAATATGTTAAAAATAAGTTAGATACAGAAGATATAATTATTAATGATGATGAAATAGAAAAAGCAATAAGTATACCTGAAAAATATTTCCCATATAAGTTTTTTCCTTGGCAAAAATTTATAAAAGCCTGTATGTATGGCTTATATTATAAAGACGGCTCGTTAGTTTTTAACGAGTTTTTTATTATGGTTGGAAGAGGTGCAGGAAAGAACGGTGAAATAAGTACAGATGCTTTTTACATGGCTTCTAAAGCACATGGCGTTATGAACTATAATATAGATTTTGTTGCTACTTCTGAAGAACAAGCTAAGACAAGCTTCATGGATATATATGAACTTAGAGAAAATGACAAGAAGATTCAAAAGGCTTTTTATGCTACTTTGGAAAAGATGGTCAATAGAACAACAAAGTCTACAATTCAATACAATACATCAAATGCTAAAACTAAAGATGGAAAAAGAACAGGATGTGCAATTTTCGACGAAATTCATGCTTATGAAAATTACGATAACATAAAAGTTTTTACTTCTGGCCTAGGAAAAAGGCCTAAAGCTAGAATTATATATATTACAACTGATGGATATGTCAGAGGAGGAGTGCTTGATGATTTTAAAAAGTTGTCTAGAGATGTTTTAGAAGGGAGAGTGGCAAATTCAAGATTTTTCCCTTTTATTTGTAAGCTAGACGATGAAAAAGAAGTCGAAGATCCAGGCAATTGGGAAAAAGCTAATCCATCACTAAGATATTTTCCTGATTTGAAGTCTACGATGCTTGGAGAATATGAAGTAGCAAAAAGAATACCTGCTAAGATGCAAGAATTTATGACTAAAAGAATGAACATACCAAAACAAAATGAAGCAGTTGCTGTTACATCTTGGGAAAACATTGAAGCAACTAATCAAGCAATTCCTGATTTAACTAATCAGATGTGTGTAGGTGGATTAGATTATGCTAGCACAAGAGATTTTGTAGGTTGCGGATTACTTTTTAAGAAAGATGGAAAAAGATATTGGCTACATCATAGTTTTGTCTGCAAGAATAGTCCGACTTTAAGCTTAGTCCAATATGATTTGAAAGTAGCAGAAGAACAAGGCTTATGTACTATTGTTGATGAGCCAACAATCCCTCCAGAAATAGTTGTAGAATGGTTTTTTAATATGTCAGCAAAATATAATATATTAGCTTTAGCACTAGATAAATTCAGATTTGGATTACTTAAAGAACCATTTGAAGCGATAGGATGGTACAAAAGAGATACTGAACATAAAGACGGTAAAATTATTATAGTTAGAAGCGGGGAGTGGACAGACAGTATGGTATATCCAATACTAGAGGCTGGTTTTGATAACCATGAAATTGTATATGGCGACGATTCTATGATGAGGTGGTACACAAATAATACCTATGTGGAAACAACAGGAAAAGGAAATAAAACTTTTAAGAAAATTGAGTGGCAAAGCAGAAAAACTGATGGTTTTTTTGCTTTGATTCATGCTGTAAGCATTGAAGAAAATATACCAGTTTATCAAGAAACGGAAATATTTGATGCAATAGATTTTTAAAAAAAGAGGTTGAGAAGATGGGGATTTTAAGTGACGTTTTTGGAAGATTCTTTAATAAAAATTATACAACTTATAGTGTTTGCCTAGAAAATATGGCAAAAGAGATTTATTATAAAGAACTAGCTTTGGCAAGTGCCATAAATATTGTAGCAAAACTGATAGTAAATTCTGAAATAAGAACTTTCAAGAACAAAGAAGAAATACACAAAACTAATTATTATAGATTTAATATAGAACCCAATCAAAATGAAAACGCTACAGAGTTCAGGACTAATTTAATTTGGAAATTATTTTATGAAAATGAAGTTTTGGTTATTAAAGAAAATGGAAGATATTACATTGCAGATAGCTTTGACAAGAGCGATGATGTTTTATTTACAAAATATTTTTATAACGTACAAATTAAAGATTTAACATTTAATAAAAAATTCTACATGGATGAAGTTTTTTATTTTAAGTTGAATAATAGCAAAATAAAAGAATTAATTGATGGTCTATATAACAGTTATGGAGAACTAATTTCTCAAGCGTTTAGTGATTATAATAAGTCAAGAGGAATTAGAGGAAAAGTTAAATTAAATACAACCTGGTCACAAAAATTCGAAGACCAACAGAAATTACAAGATGCAATAAGATCAAAATTTCGTTCTTATTTTTCATCAAACAATGCGGTTCTTCCAATGGAGGAAGGCTTTGATTTCACAGAAAGTGATAAAAAATCTGTAACTTCTTCAGAAGATGTTAATAAGATGATTGAAGGAATCTTCGATATTGTGGCAATTGCTTTTAACATTCCAAAAGGAATTATCAAAGGCGAATTGTCAGAAATCAAAGAGGAAACCAAAAATCTATTAACATTAGCAGGGAAGCCAGTGGCTAAATTGCTTGAAGATGAAATTAACCGCAAACTGTATGGTGAGTATGCATATAGCAACGGCTCAAAAGTCAAAGTTGATATTAGTAGGGTTGAGTATATCAGTTTATTTGATGTAGCCTCAAGCCTTGATGTATTAACTAGAATAGGATTTTCTCATAATTACTTATTAAAGGCAATTGGAGAAGAAGCTATTGACGAGGATTGGGCTAATGCACATTACATAACTAAAAATTATCAAGAAGTACAGAAAGGAGGAAAAAATGGAGAATAAATTCTATAGCTTTGAGAAAACATCAGATACTACAGCTGATGTTTTTATTTATGGAGACATAACTTCTTATGAATGGGATGAAACAGATGTTTCAGCATGGGGATTTAAGAAAGAACTAGAAGAACTTGGAGAGCTTTCTCAATTAAATGTTCATATCAACTCTTATGGTGGCGAGACATTTCAAGGCCTAGCAATTTATAACTTGTTAAAACAGCACAAAGCTGAAGTTATTGTGTATATTGATGGAATTGCAGCCTCTTCTGCTTCAATAATTGCGATGGCAGGCGATAAAGTATGTATGCCAAAAACAGCTTTAATGATGATTCATAATTGCTGGACTTTAGCAATTGGAAATTCAAAAGAGCTACGAAAAACAGCGGAAGATATGGATAAAATCGCTATAGCATATAAAGAAGCATATCTATCTAAAGTAAACATTGATGAGGAAAAATTGGACAAGCTTTTAGAAGATGAAAGTTATTTGACAGCAGATGAATGTATTGAAATGGGATTTGCTGATAAGATAGTTGACTTGAAACCTAATAGCTCAATTAATCAGAATGCTAGTATGTGTTTATATAAGTTAGTTAATAAACTAAAAGAAAGTGAAAAAGACAAAATAGTTCAAGTAGTATTACCTGAAGATAGCATAAAAAATATTATAGAAACTTCTATGAAAGAAACTTGTAAAGAGTTTTTAAATGGAACGTCAAAAGGAAAGCCAACGGGTTTATATAATGAAGAAAAGAAAGACTCTCTTGTAGGGTCTTTTTTAAATAGTTTTTTAAAAAATGAAGGAGGATTTTAAAATGATTAATGAAGATTTAAATTTAACAAAGGAAGAACTAGTGGCAAATGTAAAAAGTGCCGTAGTAAGTGGAGATGTTGATAAGCAAGGAGAAGCGTTAACACAATTGATGCAATATGTAGCACAAGAAACAACTTTACAAATTAACAAAACAATGAGACAAACAAATAATGACGATATGATTATGACTTCAAGAGGCATAAAACTACTTACATCAGAAGAAAAAACATACTTTACAAAAGTTGGAGAAGCTATTAAAGCTAATCAATCTATTTCTGACATTGATGTAGTAATGCCTACAACTACAATTGACAGAGTGTTTGAGGATTTAGAAGCTGAACACCCTCTATTAGCTGAAATTGATTTCCAAAACGTGACTGGCATGGTTGAATTTATTGTAAGAACTGGAGACGTTCCTTCAGCTTGGTGGGGCAAGCTATGCGAAGAAATTAAGAAAGAGCTTTCTGCTGGATTTGATAAAAAATCAGTTAATCTATATAAATTAAGTGCTTTCTTACCAATCTGCAAAGCACATGTTGATTTAGGCCCTGCATGGTTAGAATCTTTCATCAGAAGATTTATAGTTGAAGCTTTAAGCATTGGATTAGAAGAAGGAATAGTAGCTGGAACAGGTAAAGACCAACCTATTGGAATGAACAGAGATTTAGCTGGTTCAGTAGTTGAAGGAGTATATCCAGAAAAAGAAGCAATAAAAGTTACAGACTTAAAACCTGCTACAATGGGTGATTTAGCAGCCAAAGTAAGCAACAACGGAAAAAGAGTTGTTACAAGACTTTTGATGGTTGTAAATCCACTAGATTATCTAACAAAAATATTCCCAGCAACAACAGTACTAAATGCTGATGGAACTTATAGAAATAACGTATTGCCATTCCCTACAACAATAGTTCAATCTCCTGCTTTAGAGCAAGGAAAGGCTGTTATAGGTCTTGGTAAGAAATATTTTATGGGATTAGGATCAGAAAGAAAACTAGAAAATTCTGATGATTACAGATTCCTTGAAGATGAAAGAGTTTATTTAGGAAAAATGTATGGAAATGGTTTCCCTGTTGATAATAATTCTTTCATCAATATAGATATTTCTGAACTTGAGCCTTTAACATTAGTAGCTCCAACAGTTACTGTTGATGGTGATGGAGAAGTTTAATCTGAGGTGATTTAGATGGATGAATTGCTAGAAGACGTAAAAATATACTTACATATTACTTGGGATGATGAAGATAATGCAATAAACAATTTAATACTTGAATCAAAGCAGTACCTAAACGAAAAGTTAGGTACTGTTATTGATTATAATGAAGATTTAGTTGCTTTAGGCTTGCTAAAGGACTATTGCAGATATGTGAGAAATTATTCAAAAGAATATTTCGAGAAAAATTTCTTAAATGAGATTTTGAACTTACAATTAAAATATTCGACAGTTGAAGGAGAAGATTGATGTTTGAAAAACAAAAGTTAAAGCATGAGACTTATAATGACGGTTTTATTCAATATGGTTCTATAAAAACTATAAGAAACAGCTCTAAAGTTAAAACTGGAGAGACTTTTGAGATTATAGGAAAATTAGCTTATGAAACTATGTCTGTAAGAGATAATGATAATTTAATTGCTGATTCTCTAGGATATACGATAGATAAAAAAATAAAAGTGCCATATAGAATATTGCCCGAAAATATAAAAGTAAAAATAGATGATGTTATTTATGACGTCGTAAAAAAGGACAGTTCGGATAAAGTTAAGATGTTTCTTTATCTGCAAATTGCATCAAATCAGAAGGAGGTTATGTAATGCCAACAGACGAAAGAATTGCAGAAGTTGCTGGTAGCTTTGAGTTACCAGTTGGAACACAAAGAATATATGAAAATGAAGTAGATGATTATAACTATCTAATTATCAGGAAAGGTCGATATACTAGGAACAATTGCAATAGTTTTACAAGAATTATTGAAATTGTTTACGTATATGAAGGTGAACAAAAAATTGCAGATAAGGAAATAGTAAGTGCTTTTGAAGAGATAGGGTTGAATTTTAAGTATATGGATCCAGATGATACAAGAATAGCTAATACCAATAAATGGGTTGATATGAACACTTATGTGTTTGAGCGACCTGAAAGGGGCTAGATATGGCATTTAATGAATTATCTATAAATTATGAAGATATAAAGAAATTAGAAGAAAAATTCAAGAAATTGCCTAACACAGCGGAATACGAGATTAATGATTATTTATGGAGCGAGACAGGAGAAATTTTACAAAAAGAAGTTTACAGCAAAATGCCTCGTTCTATTTATAAGCATTACAGCAAGAAACAGCCTAAAACTCATGCTAAAGATACAGATTCTCTTGAAATTGTTAAGTACAATTTAGGTGTAAAAGTTCAAACTAAAACAAAGCCAAGGTCAAAAGATTTTGGCTATTTAATTTTCCCAGACGAAGGCCGAGGAATTAGACAAAGAAAAAAAGGTGGTCAGGAGTTCTTCAATAAGTCTCTTGAGAGCAAGGGCAAAGATGTCGTAGATGGTTTATCGGAGCATCTAGATAAAAAAATAGAGGAGGAATTAAAATAATGGATTTTGAAGATTATAAAATAGTCGAAGGAACTATAAAAGTTGATGAACTAGTTTCTGCTAGCTTTGGATGTATTGGAACACTAGAAGGTACATCAGACATCGAAACAGTAGAAAAGAAATGTGAAGGTTCAGTTGTAAAAACCTTAAAGAAAGTAAATAAAATTGATGTCACATTAACAGGACATCCTTATGTAGCAGTTGCAAGAAGCATAGCAGGTATGACAAATGAAGGCCTAAAAGAAGGCGTATACGGCTATAGTGCAGACGTAAAATCAAAGAAAATGATATTTACAGCAAAAGTAAAAGATATGGAAGGAAATATAAAATACATAGCATTTCCTAATATGGACGATGTACAAGGATTAAATATCAGCATAAACAATGACGTAACAGAAATTGAAATGAAGAATTTTGGATTCTCAGCACTTAAAGATGAAAATGATATGTTCTACTATGAAGCACTAGAAAAAGATATAACAGACAATGAAGTAAAAACAAAATGGCTTACAAACTTCACACCAGATTTAGTAAAAAATACTGCAAATAATGGTTAATAACTACGAGAGGCTCTATTAATTTAGAGCTTCTTTTTTTGTATTGGAGGATAAAAATGATAATTGATGGAAAAGAAATACATTTAAAAGTTACACCTAGAGCGATTGAAAAAGTAGAGAGTATGAGCAACATTGACATACTAAAAATGCTAAGAGAAGTCGGAGAAAAAGAGCCAAAAGCAAGTGATTACTACAAAATAATCTATGCAGGTTATATTGGAGCTACAGAAGAAGATATCGAATATGATGATTTCCTTAAAAAAATAGAAGATATCGACCTGCCTGAAATAACTCAAGTAGGTGTCGAGCTTTTAATAAGAAGAAAAAACTAAAATTCCAAGAAAGCTTTAAAAAAGCTACTAAAAAGAAAAAAGCAAAATATAAGGTTCCTGAAATAAAAATTGAAACACTAGCTGATATGTATGTTTATTTTGTACATATCGACGGTATTGCAGAAAGCACATTTTGGAACAGTGACATCACTTTCTTGGAAAACATTCACGAAAATATAGTAGCTTATGAAAACTATAAAAATAATCCAAAGGAGGTTAAGTAAGGGTGGCTAAAAATGAACAGAAAATAAAATTTGAAGCTGATGTAACAGGTTTCAAAAACAACATAAAAGAAGCTCAAAAGTCAATAAAAACGTTAAATAATGAATTAAAACTTAACCGAGAACAACTAAAAGGGGACGAAAAAGATACAACGGCATTATCAGACAGAATTGAGACTCTAAATAAGAAGTATGAAGAACAAGCGAAAGTAGTTGAAAACACAAGATTATCTTATGAAAAAGCTGTTGAAGTTTTTGGCGAAAACTCTACAGAAGCTGAAAACTTGAAAAATAAACTTTTGCAAGAAGAAACCGCACTTCAAAGAGTAAGAAACGAAATAAACGAAACTAATAAAAAGTTAGATGCTCAGACGAATGTATTGAAAAACACAGGTAAAGAGTGGGAAGAATCAGGGAAAAGGCTACAAGAATATGGCAAGAAAATTGAGACTGTAGGTAATAAGTTGTCAATTTTAAGTGGAGCAGTAGGAGGAATAGCTGTAGCTTCTTTAAAATCTTCTATTGGTTTTGAATCAGCTTTTACAGGTGTTACAAAGACTGTTGATGGTACAGAGGAACAGTTGGCACAATTAAGAGAAGAAATACTTGAGTTATCTACTCAATTGCCTTCAAGTGCATCAGAAATAGCAGGAGTTGCTGAGGCTGCAGGGCAACTTGGAATTGCAACTGAAGATATAATGAGTTTTACAAAAGTTATGATAGATTTAGGAAATTCAACAAATGTCTCAGCTGATGAAGCTTCAACTTCGCTTGCAAAGTTTGCAAATGTTACAAAAATGTCAGCGAACGATTATGAAAAATTAGGTTCAACTATTGTTGATTTAGGTAATAATTTTGCAACTACAGAAGCGGATATAATTGCAATGGCACAGAATTTAGCTTCAGCAGGTACGCAAGTGGGAATGAGTCAATCAGATATTATGGCATTAGCAACAGCTTTAAGTTCTGTTGGTCTTGAAGCCCAAACTGGTGGTACTGCATTTAGCAAAGCTTTAGTATCAATGCAATTAGCAGTTGAGACAAATAGTAAAGACTTGAAAAACTGGGCTGATGTAGCAGGAATGAGTACGAAAGAATTTTCTAAGCTATTTAAGGAAGATGCAACATCAGCTTTACAAGCATTCATAAAAGGTCTATCTGAATGTGGTGGAGAATCAGAGTCAGCTATTAAAGTTTTGGACGACATGGGCATTACTGAGACTAGATTGAGAGACTCTTTGTTGAGGTCAGCAAATGCAAGCGATACATTTTCAAGTGCAATTAAAGTTGGTTCAAAGGCTTGGGAAGAAAATACAGCTTTAACAAATGAAGCAAATAAGAGATATAGCACAACAGAATCACAAATGAAAATGCTAAAAAATGAAGTACAAAAGACTGCAATTGAGTTTGGTGACGAATTAGCTCCTTCGTTAAGACAAATTGTAAAAGATGCTAAGCCTATGCTAAATACAATATCTAGTGCTGTAAAATCGTTTTCAAAATTAGATGCACAAACTAAACAAAGCATTTTAAGAATGGGAGCTTTGGTTGTTGCTGGAGGCCCAGTAATTAAAATGAGCGGAAAGTTAATAAGCACATTAGGAAGTGCAAAATCTGCGGTAGGAACTTTTACTGGTGCGATAGGTGTTTTGAAAAAGGGTGAAGAAGGAGCCAGCGATGGAGCTATAAAAATGGCTTCAAGCATAAAAGGTATTGCAAGTCCTGCTGGAATGACTACATTGGCAATTGGAGCATTGGCTGTGGGTTATGGCGTGTATTCTGCACAAATGGATAAAGTAACAAAAGCAGAAAGAGAAGAAACACAAGCGATAAAAGATTCCGTAAATGCGACCAAAGAAAAACTACAAAGTTATCAGGATGAAAGAGATGCGATTGATAAAAATATGCAATCTAAAGTAAGCGAAATTAATTATAACAAAAGCCTTTTTTCAGAGTTGAAAACTATTGTTGACGAAAATGGAAAAATTAAAGAAGGATATGAAAATAGAGCAAAATACATAACTACTCAATTATCGGATGCTTTAGGTATCGAGATAGGAATTAATGGTGATGTTATTGAAAGCTACCAAAAAATACAGGAAGAAATAGATAACACACTATTAAAACAGCAGGCTTATGAAAAATATCAAGCCAGCCAAGAAAAAGCATCTCAAGCTAGAAAGAATCAAGATTCAGTTACTGTTGAATTAAATGAAACTAGAACACAATTGGAAGAATTAAGGAAAGAATATGAGAAAATGACGTCATCAAATGGCTTAAAAGCACTTAATTCGACAACAGGAGCTATTCAACATATTGCTACATTAGGTAAAAGTGATGGCAAACTTAAGAATTTACAGAAGAATATTGAAGAGTTGACAAACAAAGAGAAAAGCTTAAATGATGAACTAGTTCGATATAGTGATCTAACGACAGAAGCTACGAGAGATGCAGAACTTTGGACTTCTGGAACAAAAGAAGATTTGGAACAATTGGCAAATGCAACTTCAAACTATGTTGAAATAAACGGAGAATTTGTAAAGAAAACAAGTAAACAAAATATAGAAGCATTGCAAACTAATATTAGAATCGAGAAAGAGAAACTGGAAGAATCTATTAAAAATAATGATGAAACAAATCGAAGAATTTTACAAGATAAAATAGATAATTACAATAAGCAACTAGAAGAACAAGGAAAAGCTTTGCTTGAGATGACAAGTGTTACAGAAAGAAACTCGCCTGACGTAATAGAGGCGTGGCGACAACTAGCACAGAGTGAATCTGATATATATCAGCAAATTTTATCGCAATGTGGCCCAGAACAACAAAAAGCAATAGAGTCTATGGTTAATGCTACAAATGAATATTCTCCTGAGTTAATTAACACAACAAGTCAAATGATGGCAGAGGTAGGATTGAAAATGCAAATGAGTTCCGAGTTCAGGAAAAAAGCTCTTGAAAATATGCAAGGCTTCTTAAACGGACTAAACGACCAAGAACTAAGAGGTTTACTTGAAAATGCGGGAGTATCAGATGTTGAAACTGTAATGAGGGGTATTAGAGAAGGAAATTTGGCACAATCAGAAGGCCAAAAGATACTTATGAGTTTGAGCAAAGGATTACAAGATGGAACTTTAACATCTAGACTATTTAACGTAGCCAGCGGACTTGCGAATAAACTATCAGGTATGCTTTCAATTAAAGCAAATATTAGTTCAACTGCAATCCCAGGCCACAAATCAGGACTTGATTATGTGCCTTATGATAATTATATTGCCAGATTGCATAAAGGCGAAAGAGTTTTAACTGCTGAAGAAAATCGAGAATATCTTGCAGGAAATATTGAAAACAAAGTAGCAAGCAGAAATATAGTAGTTCAATTTTATCCTCAAAAAATGGATGAATCTGAACTAAAGAGAGCTGAAAACTACATTGCTAGAAAGTGGGGGATGAGCTTGTGAGTTATAAGTATGAAGATATAAGAAATTTTTATTTTGAAAATGAATTAGGAGAAAGAATAGATTGCCAAAAAGTAGGTGGAAACCTATTCTTTTATAACGTTTCTGGATTAGGATACGAAGAAGATGTAGAGTATTTTCAGGCAGGCAATAACTTTATCCCAAACACTAAAAAAATAGTTCAAAATCAAATAAGTGGCGATTTAGAGTTCTATGATATGACTTATGATGAATATTGCAATTTTGTTGATTTTATATTGCAAGCAAGTTCATTAAAACTAATATATGTTCCTAAAAGATCTGTAAGAAAAGAATACTACAGAGACATAGATTTAGTCAAGATAGATAAAGCAGAAGAAGATGATTACAACGTACTAACATGTCCAATAGATATGAAAGTAAAAAGTTTGTGGTACGAAAAAAATGAGACTATATATGATATGGCCTCTCAAGCTAATGAGATGAGATACGATTACAGATGGGACAGCAGATATACAACATACAACAACAGAAGTCTTACATATAACAACAAGGGTCACGTAGAAGCACCTTTTGTTGTCGAAATTGATGGATATGTAGTTAATCCGCAAATTCAAATTATCGTTGATAAAGAAGTAATTGCAGACATAACTATTCCTGTAACAATAAGCAGATACGAAAAATTCATGTATTCAAGCAAGACAGGTGAGACGTATATAAGAAAGCAAAACGCAGATGGAACTATGAGTAATTTGTTTAAAAAACAGTATGTTGATATTTCTAAGAATAATATTTTCAAATTACCAATTGGCGTGTCGGAAGTAAAACTAATTGCAGATGAAGAAATTACAAATGCAAAAATTACAGTATTCCCTCAATATAAGGCGGTGTAGTAGATGATAGTTAAATTATTATTTAATGGAAGTGTAGTTGAAGCAGAATATAACAAGCAGACTGATTTTTATGAAATCGACTTAACCGCTCCTGAATTGGGCGGAGTATATGAGATTGCAATTGATGCGACTGATGCGATAGGCGATACTTCATCAGAAACCAAGGATATTCAAGTTTTAGCTAAAGAAGTAAAAGAATATGCACAAGATGAATCAATAGTCTATTTTTTAGATAAAGCTGATTTAGAAATAAAAGACGTCATTGAGTTTGAAAACTATGAATACAACATAGATGAAGAAACTAATGCCAAAACAGTGTTCGATATAAGCAGAAAAAATAGTATTAACAATGGAGACATAGTGATACTAAAGAGAAGTAATAACATTGACTATATAGGCATTGTAGAAAATGCCCAAAACGAAGATGGAGAACAAAGACAAAGAACAACATTGAAATATATCAGCAATATTTTTGACAAGAAAGTAATTCTAAAAAATGAAGATATTATTTTTAATCAAGGTATTGAAGACTTTATTGCAAGAACAATAAACGATGAGTTCACTAATTCAAACGATACCTTATTGAACATTGGTTGGCTCGATGTTGAGGTTCTTACACATACAACACTACAAAAATCAGTTGATACAGAAAATGGTATATATAATTTTCACACTTTCATAACTAATTGCACGCAGAATTACAACATAATATTAGATTTTAGTTTTGAAAATAACAGAATAAAACTGAAAATATACAAGCAAGAACAAGAAACAGAGCTAATAGATGCAACAACAGATGATATTTGCAATTATGTTGAAGTGTATGAAACAGACGTGCTTGCAAAAGTTACAGTAAAAACAGATACAGATGTGCTTCAGTGGTTCTTGAAGAGTGATAGAACTATTACGCAAAATATAAATGATCAAGACAGAGCAATTGGCAAGGAGGACGTAATATATACGTCAAATAATGATGACGCATATCAAACAGCTTTGAATGCGTTCAAGGGAAATTCATACAATCACTATATATCTTTTTATGTTTATAAAGATTCTTTATTGTTTAATGTGAAAAACTTTAAAATTGGCACACCTTTATCTGTAAGAACAGATAACAATGTAATTTTAGATACATATATATCAGCTATTTCCGACAATGGCGGAAAATTCATGAAAATTACTTGTGGCAACATGAGAATAAATTTTATAGATAAAATAAATCAAGAAAGGAGGAAAAATAAATGATAAAAGGTTATGTGTTTGCAAACCAATTAGCTTCAAATGAAGTTGATTCAATGATTTACAGGAAAATGCTTGATTATAATGACGGAATTTTTAAGGGTATGGAATTAAGCAACACGTCAACGACTATTACAGTACACGAAGGTATTATTATGATTGCAGGTAGACCTGTAGGAATTGTTGGCAATGAGAGTGTAACTGCTGGAACAGATACAGCTTTTTGTAAATTAGTAATGGAAATTGATTTGAGCAAAGAATCTACAGAAAGCAATTTTGAGCAAGCATCATTGAAAATCATAAAATCAACTTCTAATTATCCTAACGTAACACAAGAGGATATGGATAATGATGGACAACTATATCAAGTAGAATTGGCAAGATTTAAAACAAGTTTAAATGGAATAACAGATTTTACGGACACAAGGAAGTTTTTAGATTTTGATGCGATATATTCTAAAATAACAGCAGAATATCGTGCATTACTACAACAACTTGAAGAAGAGCTACAAGACGTTGAAGAAGGAAGTGCGTATGTTCTAAAAAGCCAGTTTAAGAAAATAACGATAAGTAAAAATGCTCCAAGCGGAACTGATTGGGACATTCATTTGCAATATTTCGATTGAGAGGTGAAATAGATGGGAACTATTACAGCTTATGGTAGTAAACATAGTCACGAATTTAAGTTAAATGTAAATGAGACAAGTTATAGTGTAGAGAATAATACTTCTACGATTGAATTTAGCTTAACAATATTCAAGAGTAGCTATTCGTGGTCAGGCTTTAATAATATTAGTTATACAATAAGCATTGACGGAGAAATTTTCAGTGGCACGATTCCAAATTATTCAGCAGGTTCTACTCTGACAATCAGAACTGGTACAAAAACAATTGCACATAATTCAGACGGGCAAAAGAATATATCATATAGTTTTAATGTTACAGACAATTCAGGTCAAAGCTATACTTGCGGTAATGCTAGCGCGAGTGGAAGTATGAACTTAACAAATATACCTAGATATACAACAGTTTATAATTCTTTGAAAAGCAAATCAATAAATTCTATTACTGTTGACTGGTCAACGACTGATTCGAGAGATTGGACACAATATAGCTTAAACGGAGGAGCGTGGACAGATGCTGGAGATGTTGTAGCTTCTGATAATAGAAGCGGTTATTATACGATAGGCGGTTTAAGTCCTAATACAACATATACAGTTAAAACACGTTGTAGAAGAAGAGACAGTGGCTTGTGGAGCGAAGCTACAAGTACAGTGACAGTAACAACTTACGATATTGCCCAAATAAGCTCGCAGGATTTCAATCTTGGCGACATCTTTCCTGTTGTAATTACAAGCCCTTCTGGATTAGCTACACATTTTTATATCGATGCTGGAGCTGACAACGTGAGAATAAGAACGCAATACGATGTGAGAGCTGGAACTTATAATATTGAGTTAACAGATTCAGAAATGGACGAAATATATAAGTTAATGGGCAATAATTCTTCTGTGCCAATTCGAGTTGGAGTTCGAACTGAAAACACAGATTATTATTATACAGAATCGCATATTTGTACTTTAACTGGAAACAAAAAAGTTGCAAAGGTTAATGTTGGCGGAAGTACTAAGAGGGCTAAAGCTTTTGTTAAAGTTAATGGTCAAGTAAAAAAGGCTGTAATTTGGATTAATGATAATGGCGTTGGAAGGAGATGCTTATGATACAAATTCGAGAAGTAATAATAGAGCCAAACAAAACTTACGTAAATCAAAAATTCAAGGTAAAAATCAGAGTACAAGACGATTATAAGTATCGTAAAAGAATTATAACTGAGAATGTAAAAATTAGAACACTTACAGCTGAAGACTTCACAATAACAGATGCAGACACAAGCAGAAAAGCAAATATAATAGAAATACAAGGCAACACTATGCAAGATGGAACACCTTCACCAGACAACGAAGTTGAGGTTCAAAACGTAACAGGAGACAATTATATTGTAGTAAGTAATAAGAATAAATTTGACAAAAATGCGGTTACAAATGGCTATTATTTGAATGAAAATGGCGGACTTACTGCCAATGCTAATTATTGCGTAAGTGAATTTATTCCAGTAATTGAAGGACAAAGCTATTACTTGCCAACACGAGGAACAACAAGAACCAAATTTTACAAGAAAGATAAATCTGCACATTCAAACACTTGGGATGTCGGAGATGGAAACAGAACTTTTTCAGTGCCAACTGGTGTTGCATACATAAGATTTTCAATTGCAATTGCTGGAAGCACAGCAGTAAACTTAAATACATTTCAGTTTGAAGAAGGTACTACGGCAACAGACTTTATTGAACATCAAGGCAAAAAATATCGTGTTGATTTTGGTGGAAAGAATAAATTTAATACATCACAAAGAACCATAACTTGGAAAAGCATTGTGGTTGAAGAAAGTAGCAGAAAAGTAGTTTTAAAGCCAACTACTTCAGGTGGCGGGTATGTACGATATGTAATTGATAACATCAAATCAAATCAAGCTTATACATTGAGTTGCGAAAGTATAGAAGTAATCAATAGTACTATAGACTCTAAAGGTCAATTATATATAAGAGAATACAATTCAGAAGGAACGATGCATTATATTTCAGTAATTAATGCCAACAATTTAAGTCGAACATTCACAACTCAAAGCGATACTGTTCAATTAGCACTTGACTTTTACTCCGCATACGGAACAGAAGACAATTATGAGAATATGGAAATACGATACATTGGCATTCAATTAGAAAAAGGCAAAAATCAAACTGCATTCAGCCCTCACGTAGAAAATCCTATTGAACTATGCAAAATAGGCACATATCAAGACTATATATATAAGTCAGGTAATAAGTGGTACAAGCACAAAGTTGTAGAAAAAACTAAAATAGACGGAAGTTTCACAAATTATATATCAGTATCTAACAGAACAATTACTACACGATTTGGAATATGTCATCTTATGTCAAATGCTAGTAATCCGTTATTGTGTAATAGATTTAGTTATACCTCTACGATATATGCTCAAGATGTACAAGGTTGTTGGTGGGCTGGAGGAACAGAAGAAATATTGTATTTTAGCGTGCCGAACTCAATAGCAACAACTAAGCAAGAATTTAAAGACTGGCTATTAGATAATAATTTATCATTGTATTATCCATTAACAGAACCAATAGAGGAAGAAATAACAAACGAAAGCTTAATAGCACAACTAGAAGAGCTTCAAAGAATAGATATGTATGATGATTTAACTTACGTTGATTTTGATGGAAATGTTAAAGGAACAATGAAACTTGAATATGCAACAAATGAACAATTTAAAAAATATATCGTGACTGAAAACGGAAAAATCCTTAGAACAGATTGGGGGGAATAAAATGGAAGCCGAAGAAATAAAAGTAAGCGAACTGCCTGAAGCAACACAAATAAATGATGATGACATAATAATGATTATTCAAAATGGAGCAAATAAAAAAATAACTAAAAAAAATCTACAAAAAATATTGTTACCTAAAAAAGAAAAAATACTAATAAAACAAAGTACAATTACAGCTACAAGTGGTGACATAGCAACTGATACTATTGATTTTGATTTGTACGATAAAATTATAGTGCAATTTGCACAACCTGGCGAAGGCGATAGCGTGATTTTCGAAATTGATGAAGATGGTGTTCCAATTAATACAGTAGCTCATTTTTACAATTTTGCTACTAACGATTATCATTGTTTCGGATATGTATACCTTCAAGATAGTAAGATAAAAGTACACCTTCAAAGTCTTGCTGGATGGGCAGGCAATGTCGTTTATATTTATGGAATAAAAAAATAAAAGGAGGAAATAAAAATGAAAACAAGAACAGATTTAATTGAATTTTTCAAAAATATAGCAAATGCTATAAGAAACAAAAAAGGAACAACAGATAAAATAGCAATTACAGATTTTGCAGATGAGATCGAGAGTATTAGTGGTGGTGGAAGTGAAACCATAGTTTTTCCTGACATGTCGGTTTTTGATTTATCAACTTTGACAGAATTGCCACAACGACTAGCCAATGCATTGTCTAAAGTTTGTAACGAGAATATGAGCTATCAGTTCGCAGATTGGACATCTTTGACAACAATTCCATTAATAAACACTAGTGCTACTATACTTATGGAAGGTCTGTTTTCCAATTGTGCAAGCTTAGCAAGTATTGCTCAATTAGATACACACAATGTCACCAAAATGTCAACTATGTTTATTAATTGTACAAGCTTATCTAGTATCCCACAATTAGACACAAGCAGTGTTACAGATATGACTCAAATGTTTGAAGGTTGTACAAGTCTAGAAAGCATACCACAAATAAATACCAGCAACGTTAACAATATGACTCAAATGTTTGAAGGTTGTACAAGTCTAGAAAGCATATCAGTATTAGACACAAGCAGTGTTACAGATATGGCGCAAATGTTTGAAGGCTGTACAAGTCTAGAAAGCATACCACAATTAAACACCAGCAACGTTAACAATATGACACAAATGTTTAAGGGGTGTTCAAATTTAGAAGGTATACCAGTATTAGATGCAAGCAGTGTTACAAATATGGCACAAATGTTTAAGGGGTGTTCAAATTTAGAAGGTATACCAGTATTAGATGCAAGCAGTGTTACAAATATGACACAAATGTTTGAGGGGTGTACATCATTAACAAATGAAAGCTTAAATAACATATTGCAAATGTGTATAAATGCCACATTAATTGCTCCTGCGTGGAACAGAACACTTAAAAATATTGGCTTAACAGAAGCTCAAGCTGAAACTTGCAAAACATTATCAAACTACCAAGCATTTTTAGATGCTAATTGGAAAACTGGTTATTAATCTTAGGAGGTACAAATGAAAGATTTAAAAATTAGTATGCAAGCAGGTGTTTCAGCAATAATTGCTACACTTGCACATATAGATTGGTTCTTTATTTACATATATGTAATTTTTATGATTTTAGATTTATTAACCGGATGGTATAAGGCTACTAAGAATGGAGAATACTCGAGTAAAAAAATGAAAGAAGGTTTAAAGGGGAAAGTACTAGAATTGTTCATAGTATTTGCTCTTTTATTTTTGCAAAAAGGATTTGAGCAAATGGGAATTATAGCACTAGCTAGTAATGTTTTATTGTTTGGATTTGCATTAAAAGAGTTCATGTCCATTATGGAAAATTGGACTGAAGCAGGAAACAAAATTCCTAAATTTATAAAAAATTGGCTAAACTCGGCAGCGAAAACTTTTGACGATAAAAATAAGTAATGAAACTATATTAATTTAAAATAAAAAAGCCTTAGAAACGATTTTCAAAAGCCGTTTTTAGGGCTTTTGAATGAAAAAATGGAGGTTTTATGGAAGATAACATTATTATAGAAGAAGTTAACTTTGACGAAGAATTATATCAAAAAAACATAAAAGAAAATAATTTTGAAACTGAATACGAGGCAGGTGAAGATAATGCAAATAACTAGAGTAATATGTCCAACAAATAAATACTCAACCAAATGTCCAGATATAACAAAAAAAGAAGGAATAACAGTACACAATACGTATAACGATGCTTCAGCAATGTCTGAAGTTTCTTATATGTTAGGTAGACCAGACAAAGTATCATTTCACGTTGCAGTAGATGATTATAGAGTTGTAGAAGGATTAGATTTTGGCAGATCATGTTATGCTTCTGGAGATGGAAGATATGGATTTGGAAATGCAAAAACTATCAACATAGAAATTTGTTATTCAAAATCAGGAGGAGAAAGATTCACAAATGCTGAAAAATTATGTGCAGAGTACATAGCATATCTGCTAAAAAAATATAACTGGGGAATAGAAAAAGTAGGGACGCATAAAATGAGAAGCGGGAAATACTGCCCTCATAGAACTTTAGATTTAGGCTGGCAAAGATTTTTGAATTTAATAAAAATGTATTTAGATAATCAAACACCTATAAATAATAATGTGAAAAATGATGGGAGTGATGTTTTAATGAAAACTTATCAAAACGGAAGTACAACAGAAGTAGTATATTCAGACTCAAATTGTACAAATAGAATAGGCTCACTAAATCCACGTGAAAAATGCGATTGCTTCGGAATATTCAACAATCGTGCAATGGTGCGTTATAAAGTAGACAATACTAGTAACTATAAAATTGGATTTTGCAGATGGATAGGCGGAGTGAGATAAACTACACATTTCGACAAATTCTGCAATTAAAGTATGATATAATAGAAGAGGGTGATTCTATGATTATTTACTATGAAATAGAATTACAGAAAAGAAAACTAAAAGAAATGATAGACAAAGAAGAGCCTTACGATAAGATACTGAAACAGAGTCAAATACTGGACAAGCTAATTAATAAAAGAATGAAAGAGCTATATAATTTATAGCTCTTTTATCGCCTTAAAATTGTTCAAAACCTAAAATTTCGGTTGCTTCGTTCCATTCTTCTGAATTTTCTTCAATTGTATCTAAATCTAAGTTTTCAGCTTGAAATCTATACACAGGCTTATAAGTACAGTTTGTATCTTTTCCATTTTTGAATCCGTTTCCGTAGATTTCACCGTTCCAATCGATTTTGTATAATTCTGTTCCATCTTCTAGCACATAGTCTATTGAGTTATTTACATTTTTTCCTTTAATTAATAACATTTCATTTTCCTCCTTTTTTATAATAATTTATTTAATCGTTTTTTTCAACTATTACAACTAAGATTTTTGCATTTTTGTTCCCAAACCAATCTTCAAAATCAGCTGTTAATGAACTGTTAGCAAGAACTGATTCATTGTATTCTTCTTCGTTCATTAATTCGTAATCTATAACTTCTGCTTCATCATCATCTTCAAGTTCAACACCTTTAATGTAATCAGTATGGATTTCTTTCTTTTCGTTAAATCTGTACACGTAAGTTTCAATTTCTTCATATTTTTTTCCTTGATTTTTTAATAATTCTTTTAAATTTTTGATATTCATATTAATATCCTCCTTTATAATAATTTCTTTGTTTTGATACTCTAAGTATAATTTATTTGGATTTCCCATTTCATTTATCCATTTTTTAGGAATAGATAACTTATAGGTTATATTGCCATGTCCATCTTTGTTATGTATTAATTTAATTTTTCGAATTTCCATATTTTTTTCTCCTTTCTTAAATATATTTTACTACCGTTACGGTAAAAAGTCAATACTTTTTTTAAAAAAAAGTTTAAAATATTTTTTCGGAGGAATGTTGACAACTTTTTGACAACTTTTTTGTGAGAAAAATGATAAAAATGATAAAAATGTACTCAAAAAAATAAAAATAAAAAAACAGCTAAATCTATTGAAATAGCTGATTTTATAATGGTAGCGAGAGGGAGATTCGAACTCTCGACCTACTGGGTATGAAGCATAACCTCTGAATTTATATAATATGCTATAAATAGATAATTGCAAAGATTTTACTACTATAACTGACAACCTTTTGACAACTTTTATGAGTTAATACTTTCTATATAATTATTAATTAGCTCTGTAGAATTTTCTCTTTCTTCGTCCAGATGAGTATATATATTGTACACCATATCGGCCGAAGAGTGTCCCATTAGCTCTTGAGCTTTTTTGATTTTTAATCCTGCATAATACAACATCGTACAATAAGAGTGACGAAGAATATGACAGCTGAAAGATATTTTAGGAATAAGCTTATCTTCATTATTTTCTTTGTCGTTTATCTTTTTTATATCGTTATTTAAACTTAGTATATAACTTTCCAAATGACGTTTAATTGCTGATTCAGTAAGCATGTATGAATTTCTTTCAGTTACAAATAACAAATTCCTTTTTTGTGATTTGGCATTATTTACTAGTTCCTCAACAATATTATATATAATGTCTAAAATAGGAACAGTTCTACTTTTGTAGTTCTTAGTTTCCTTTAAAACTGGCTGATTATTTATAAAAGTTACTGCTTTATTAATTAGTATTTTTTTGTTTTTTAAGTCTATATCGTCAATTGTAAGAGGAACAATCTCTTCTCTTCTCATACCTGTATATCTCATTAAAAGAAAGAACGACGAATATTTACTAGAATTGTTTAGTAATAACTTATCTTGCAAAGTAGTCAAAGGCTTTTTTTCTTTTTTATTAATTCTTGGAGATTTAATAAATTGTGCGACATTTTTGTGAATAAAGTCATTGTCGACGGCTTCATTAAGTACTCTTTTTAATAATTGTATAGTTTTTTTAGCTGTAGTAGGTATATCTTCCAAATTAAGCAATAACTCCTTAATGTGCAATCCTTTCAAATCGCGTACTTTTATGTATCCTATAGAATCTTTTATATAATTTCTATATATATCGTTGTATTCTTTTATAGTTCTATAAGCTTTTCCTCTTGAATTAAGTTCAATCCATTTTTGAAATAATTCATTAACAGTAATAGATGACCCGTTAATGTCAATTCGCTTGTATTCCAGTTCTTTTAGCTCAATATATTGCTTATACAGATCTTTCACCTCATTGCCATATATGTAATGAGGTTTCTTGTTAATTGTTACTTTTTTTGTGAGCCTGCCATCTGCTCTAACAGTATATGTCATATCTTTATATTTTTTTGCCATAAAAAGCCTCCAAATGAAACAAAATAATAATTATTAATAACCAACAGATGTTGCTCCATAATTTGCCTCTTCATTTGTGAACCCTTCATATATTAATTGCTCTATTAATGAATTTTTAGAAAAGCTAGAATAACTCATATAACTTTTTGCCATTTTTGTAGCTTGTTCATTCCAATCGGATCCACAATTATCTACAGCATATGTTGATTCATCGGCTGAATATCCTTCATATTCAAGTTGCTCAATTAGTCCTTTGCGTGAAAAAGCTGTATAACTTAAATAAGACTTAGCTGTAGACAATGCATTTTTTTGACCTAGAGTTGTAGCAGGAGTAGGTGTTGGAGTTGCAGTAGGGGCTGGTGTAGGGGTAAGGGTGGCTTCTACTTCTGGTTTTGATGTGGCTTCAGGAGATTTTGCTGTAGAATCTGCAACTTCCTCATTTTGCTTTTGAGAAGAACTTAAATATTTTTTTAGCTTTTTATTTTCATCTTTTAGAGTAGATACTTTTTCTGATAAATTATCATTTTTTTCTTGTGATTTAGAAAGATAATATTTTAAATCGTGAATTTTTTCTTGAGATTTTGAATTTAAGATCAAATATTGTATAAAAATAAAAATTAATAAGAATGCTAATATAATTATTAAAAAGTTCTTTTTATCACTTAACATTTTTTTTAAAATAAGTTTTTTTTCCTTCTTTTGAGATTGATTTTCCCATTTTTTTTCATCTTCTTTTTTTTCCATATTTTTCTCCTTTTATCAAAAAAATTATAATAACTACTATAAGTAGATTATTACCTAAAAATTAATTAATTGATTATCTTTATAATAATTATAAGCAAATTCAACTGTTTGAGGTGAAATCTCTAGTTCTTCTGCGATGTCATACAAATTACATATTCCAGATTTAAAACATTTTAAAATTGAGTCTAATGGGCACAGTGTTAAAGCTTTCCATTTATTTGCACGATATTCACATCTATCAATATTTTCTTTTGTAGAATTAATAGTGTAATAAGAATCATGATAGTAGTGTCCTAATTCTTCAGCTAGAATTTCTTTTTCTTCTATTGAAGTATCTATTTGTGAATAATCCATAAAAATTGCATTATTTTCATCAGAAATAATTCTAGCTTTTTGTTTTATCATTTTATAATTATAAATATCTATTTTTTCTTTTTCGGCTAATTCATACAACTTACTTATCTTCATCATTAGTATCCTTCTTTTTCCAACGCATAAATTCAACTTGCCTTTGTATTTCTTTGATTTCTTCTTCTGATAATCCTTCTGTATTTATGCCACCAGTATTTGCAAATTTTATTTCTTCTGGATTGCGTAAATTTGATTTGCCAGCAATATATTCTATAGAACAATTAAATAATTTTGATAACATTATATATCCATCTAAATCAGGTTCATTGGACCCGTTTTCATATAAACTTATAGCCTGTTGTGTCTTATTTAATTTCTCTGCAAGTTGTATTTGCGTTAAATGAAATTCTTCTCGCAATTGCTTAATTCTATTCATATTACTAACCCTCCTATAAATTATTATACAAGCATTTTTTGTACAAGTAAATATTTTACAATAAAAAGTTGTAAAAAGTATTGACAAACAATTCTAACTTGTGATAATATAACAACATCAACAAGGAAAACTTGTAAAAAGGAGGTGCAAAAATGAGTAAAAATAGATGTAAAGAGTTGCGAGGAAACCGCTTACAAAGCGACATAGCTGGATTTTTAGGAATAACGCAACAAGCATATTCAAATATTGAAAATTCAGAGAACCCACCTAAAATGGAAACTTGTATCAAACTTTCAAAAATATTCAACAAGCCAATTGACTATATTTTCCCAGATATTTTTTTAAGCAACAATACAAGTAAAACTTGTTAAAAAGAAAGGAGAAAATATGCCATACACAAAACTGCAAGAAAAAGCAAGAGTCAAATACGTAACACCTAAAGAGTTCGCAGAGCAATATAGCTTAAGCAAGCCACAATGTTACAGAATACTTGATAGACCAGAAATGCAAGAAGCAATCATTAAGGTTGGAGAAAAAAGCAAAAGAGTAAACTTAGATAGAGCATTTGCAATTATGCAACAATTATTTAGTTGAAGGAGGTGAGTTAAATGAGCAAGTACAGAAAAGGATATGTACAAGCATACAAAGACTTGGCTTTAATAGTAGCTTTTACAGCTTCATACAGTTTTATATTTTACAAAATGATAGAGAAAATTTTATTTTAGGAGGAATTAAAAATGAGTGAAATTACAGAATTAGTTGAAATTATTGCAAGAAAGGACAGAGAAATAAGGGATATTAAGTACAGTGTAGCTGATGTCTTAGAAATGATAAGAAAGATTAACGAATCTAGTTTACCTTGTAAACAACGAAAAATATCAGAACTATGTACTGATACAAGATATGAACTTCTAGTTGATGAACTAAAAGAAGATACTAGTCGTCGCCAAACTAACTAGTATCTCAATAAATGAAATTATATAAACTCACTCATTTATTATTATAGCAGATATTTTAAATGAGTGCAAGAGAGGAGTAAAAATGAGTAATTTATACCAATTAACAAACATTTATGAAACATTATTAGTAATGCTTTATGATGATGAAACTGACGAAAAAATGATTCTTGATACTTTAGAAAGTATTGAAGGAGAAATAGAGGATAAAGCAGACGGATATGCAAAAATTATAAAAGAACTTTTAGGAGATGCTGAAAAAATAAAATCAGAAAAGCAAAGATTAGAAGCAAGACAAAAATCTTTTGAGAATAGAGCTAAATTATTAAAAAATAATTTACAGGAAGCAATGATTAGATTAAATAAACCTAAATTTAAAACGGAATTATTTAGTTTCAACATACAAAAAAATGGAGGAAAACAAGCACTTACTATTGATGGCGAAGTACCAGATACATATAAGAAATTAGTAGATGATTCAGATAAAATTAGACAAGCACTAGAAAATGGAGAGAATTTACCTTTTGCTCACTTAGAACCTCGTTCTGAATCTTTAAGGATAAGGTAGGTGATTATATTGATAGAACAATGGCGTAGTATTGAAGAATATGAAAATCTATATCAAATTAGTAATTATGGAAATGTAAAAAATCATAAAAATCAATTATTAAAGCCCATGAATGATGGAAATTATTTAAATGTAGATTTATATAAGAACGAAAAAAAGAAAAGGTATAAAATTCATAGATTAGTTGCAAAAGCATTTATACCTAATCCAGAAGATAAGAAAGAAGTAAATCACATTGACGGAAATAAATTAAATAATAAATATTCAAATTTAGAATGGGTAACTCCAAGCGAAAATATGATTCATGCTTTTAAAAAAGGATTAGCAAAGGTAAATAAAAATATGCAGGGTAAATTTGGAGAAATAAATCCTAACAGCATAATTAGGCTTCAATATGATATTAATGGAAATTTTATAAAAAAATGGAGCTGTGCAAAAGAAATTGAAAGACAGTTAGGAATACATCATAGTCATATATCAAAATGTTGCAAAGGAAAATTAAAAACAGCAGGTGGTTATATTTGGAGATATGAAGAAAGTGGGGTGTGTTAATATGGGATTACCAGTATTAATTTTAGGTGAAAGTGGTTCTGGAAAATCTTGTTCATTAAGGAACTTCAAAGCTGATGAAGTAGGAATTTTTAATGTAGCAGGAAAGCCATTACCATTTAGAGGAAATTTGCCAAAGATAAATAATGCAACTTATGCAGATATTATCAAGGGCTTAAAACTAGGAAAAGTCAAAACATATGTAATAGATGACAGTCAATATTTAATGGCTTTTGAAATGTTCGATAGAGCTAAAGAGCTAGGATATAACAAATTTACAGATGTAGCACTTAATTTCAGAAATCTAGTAGACTACGTAATTAGGAATACACCAGATGATGTAATAGTTTATTTCTTACATCTTACAGAAACAACCGACACAGGAAAAGTAAAAGCAAAAACAAGCGGAAAGATGCTTGATAATCAACTTACACTCGAAGGACTGTTTAGTATTGTCCTTTTGTGTAAAACAGATGGACAAGAACATTATTTTGAAACGCAAAGTGATGGATATAGTACATGTAAATCACCAATGCGGTATGTTTGATTTAAAAATAGACAATGACTTAAAAGCTGTAGATACAGTTATAAGGGAATATTATGATTTAAATAAAAAGGAGGATAAATAATATGGAAAAACCAGAGAACTATGATGAAATTCCTGTAGTAGGAGATTATGAGGTATTAGAACCAGGAGGTTATATTTGCAAAATTATAAATGCAAAAGAAGAACAGTCAAAAAGTGGAAGAGATATGCTAGTAATAGCTTTTGATATTGCGGAAGGAGAACACAAAGATATTTATCAAAGAAGATATGACGAACTATTAAAAACAGCTAGTCCAGATAATATGCCTAAATGGCCTAACAACGGTGTACATAGAATTATGATAAATGATAATGAAGGTAATTTTAATAAGTTTCTAAAAACTTTTATAACATCGGTTGAGCAAAGTAACAATTTTGACTTTTGGGGAAAAAATAAAGGAGAAGCTAAAGGGCTTAAAGGGAAATTATTCGGTGGAATATTTGGAGAAGAAGAATATGAAAAAAATGATGGAAAGATAGGAACATCAACAAAACTTGTTTGGATTAGAGCGACTTCTACTATAGAAGACGGAAAATATCAAATACCAGAAAAAAAGACAATTGCTAAAAAGCCAGGAAGTATTTTTGATGATGTAGAAGCGAATTCGGACGACGAATTGCCTTTTTAGGAGGTAAAAATGGAATATGTGCATAAAACAAAATGGACAGATGATCTAGTAAAACAAGAAATATTAAAAGTAAAAGATAGTTTAAAAATCAATAGAATGCCAACTAGAAAAGAAATAGAATTAGTAACTCAAAATGCAAGATTGACAAGTAAAATAAGTAGAAGTAAAGGCTACTATGGTTGGGCAAAAGAATTGGGGTTACCAATAAAAGAAAGTCAAACAACAATAGGAAAACAATATGAGTTTCAAATAAAAGAAATATTACAAAATAAAGGTTTTATAGTAAGAAAAATGCCACAAAATTATGCCTTTGATTTACTAGTAAATGAAAATGTCAAAATAGATGTTAAAGTAGCTAAGCCATATATTTCAAATAAAAAATTCAAATATCATACCTTTAATCTTTATAAAAAATATGCAACGTGTGACATCTACATATGCATATGTCTTGATGAGAATGAAATCATTGAAAGGATTTTAATAATTCCAGCAATGAAATTAAAAATAACACAATTAGCAGTTGGAAAGGACAGTAAATATAATGAATTTAATAATAGATTTGATTATTTAAAAAAGTATAGTAGTTTTTATCAAGAAATTTACTAAAGAAAGAGGTGGAAGAATGGAAGAAGATGAATACTCAAAATTAAGTAAAGATGAATTACTTAATAAAACACTAATTGAGAATATAATCACAATTAATAATGTTGAGATAAGAGAAAGAATACTTGCTAAAGTTGAATCAAGAGCCAAAGCACTAAAAGTTTATCAGAATTTTAAAAGATTATTCAAAAGTATTCAAGCTGAAATTATTCAAGCTAAAAAACAAATAAACAGTTATGAAACAGAGTTCACTAAAGCACCTCTAAAACTTAAATGTAAGAATTACATTTGCAATGATATGGGAGTGACAAAGACAGACTTTAATCAAACTTTAATGCAAAGTATTGATACTGTCGTTTGTTCTCATCCCATACTACCTGTAGAGCGATTAATAAATGTTGACACAAATACCGAAAAAGTAAAAATAGCTTTTTACAAAGATAAAAAATGGCAATATGTAATAGCCGAAAAAAATACTTTAGCTAGTAAAAATAAAATTTTGCAACTGGCTAATACAGGAATAGAAGTAAACGAAAATAATGCAAAAGATTTGATTATTTATTTGTCAGATTTATTAACAATAAACACAGAAGTAATACCTTGTAATAAGGCAATTACGCATTTAGGATGGACAGAAGACGGTTTTGTGCCATATATAAAAGATTATAAGTTTGATGGAGATAGAAGTTTTGAACCAATTTATAAGGACATAAAAGAAAAAGGCGATATAGAAGTCTGGTTAAATACATTAAGGAAACTCAGGAAAAATGAAGTAGTACATTTCTTAATAGCTTCAAGCTTTGCAAGTGTATTAATCGAAAAGTTACATATTAATCCATTTATTGTACATCTTTGGGGAAAATCTGGGACAGGAAAATCTGTAACACTAATAGTAGCAATGTCTATTTGGGGAAATCCTGCAATAGGCCATCTAGTTAAGAATCTAAATTCTACCAATGTTGGATTAGAAAGATTATCAGCTTTTCTAAACAATTTACCTTTTGCGGGAGATGAATTGCAATCAATAAAAAATAGATATTCAGATTTTAATGAATTAATTTATAAATTAACGCAAGGTGAAGGAAAATCAAGAGGTACAGCAGATGGAGGAATTGCAGAACAGCTAAAGTGGAGTAACGTTTTTTTAACTACAGGAGAAGAACCTATTACTTCTGAATACTCAAAAGAAGGTGTGAAAAACAGAGTAATTGAAATAGAAGAAAATGAAAAATTGGTTGAAAACGGAAATGAGATAGTTACAACTTTAATAAATAATTATGGATTTGGAGGAAAGCTTTTTTTAGAAAAAATGCCAGCCGATGAAATACTTCAACAGAGGCATTCAGAATTGTTTAAAGAACTAGATAAAAAATATGGAAGCACAGGGAAACAAACAAATGCAATAGCTACAGTAATTTTAGCTGATGAGATTATTAGCAAATATATTTTTGAAGACGATCCGCTGAAAGTTGATGAGGTTGAAAGATATTTTTCGAAAGATATAGATGAAGCGGAAAGAATATATCTTCAAATTGTGGATTGTTTTAATCAAAATATAAACAAGTTTAAAGAAACATCAACTACAGAAATTTGGGGAACTTATGATGAAATAAATAATAAAATAACAGATTTTTATTTTATACCAAGTGTATTAAAAAAAATATTAGCTGACTACGGAATTAGTTTCAATGGAGTTAAATCCAAGCTACTAAATAAAGGTTATATAGAGGTAGAAAAGGGAAGATATACTGTTAATAAGTGGATTGGGAATAAAACTATTCGATGTGTAAAATTTCATTTAATAAAAGATAATGATGAACAAAGCGAAATGGAAATGCCATTTTAGTGGTAAAACCTTACCAGTCCTTACCACCACCTTACCAGTAAGTGGTAAGGTCGCGAACTCAGAAAGGACAAGCCTTTTATATACTTTTTAAATAAACCTTACCAGTTTTTAAATAAATAGTACTTATATAGGAGCAAGAGAAGAGATACATTTCTCTGTTGTCTATTATATATATGCCTTATATTACAAAAAAAGTGGTAAAAGTGGTAAGGAAAACTTATAAACGTTGCGTGAGTAAATGCAAATACCTTGCCAGAGAAAATATGTTTGTGGTAAGAACTTACCAGTTTAGGAGGAAAAAATGAAATACATAGAAGGCCCAATTTATATATGTAAAAATTGCGGAAAAATAGATATACCAGTTATTAAAGGAATTGTTAAATGTAAAGAATGTGGTTGGGAGGAGAAACTAGAATGACATCAGGAGAAATAATAAAAAAAGCTTCTTCCAATGAAAAAATAGATGGAACACTTTTAGATTTACAACTTTACTTGTTAATTAAACAGATTTTAAAGATGTATTTTAATAAACAAATTTCAAAAGAAGAAGCAAATGTTTATAAATTACAAGCAGTAAAAAAATATGAGGAAGATAAAAGACAATTTGAATTTGAGAGGGAGATGTTTCAAGAGCATCTCCAACATATAAAAACAACAGAAACTTTGAGAATCAACTTAAGAAAAAAGATGCAAAATGTAAAATCTCAAAAAGACATAAATGATTGCTTTGATTTAGCAATGCAAATTTTAAATTTAGTTTTTAGCGAAAGTTTTTAGGAGAATAAAGTGAATAACAAAAGAATTGGAAATGATTTTGAAAAAGAATATGCAGAGATATTAAGTCAAAGAGGTTATTGGGTGACATTTTTAACCCCTAAAAAAAATATTGGAAGTCAACCATGCGACTTGATTGCTATAAAAGATAATAAACCATTATTAATAGATTGCAAGACTTGTAATACACATTTGTTTCCAATTAATAGAATTGAAGAAAATCAAAGGCAAGCATTTAAAAAATATATAAAATGTGGAAACACAGATTTTATATTAGCAATCAAATATAACAATATAATTTACGAAATCAATTTAAAAGATATAGATTTCACACAAAAGAGTATCGATTTAGAAAAGGAGGACAAATGAGAATTATAGTTAGCAATAACATAAGAATAGTAGAACCAGATGAGAGAATAAAGAATTATGCTGAAACACAGTTAGTTATGCAAAATCCTGATTATATTCGAAACGAAAGATTAGGATATTCTAATTATAAAACACCTAAATTTTTAGCATTCTATGAGATAGATGGAAATGAATTAGTATTACCTTTTGGGTGTTTAACAGATTTGTTTAGAATGTATTCCTTAGAATATTTTGAAAATAGAATTATTCTAGGTAATCATGTTACATATAAAAGCAATATTAGATTATTTGATTATCAGCAAAAAGTTTGTGATAAAGCATATTTGCAAAAGAACGGAATAATAGTCATGCCTGCTGGAAGTGGAAAAACACAGACAGCACTTGAACTGATTGCAAAATTAGGACTAAAAACTCTATGGATAACACATACGATAGATTTATTAAACCAAAGTTATGATAGAGCTAAAAGCAATTTTGAAAATGTAGGATTAGGAAAGATTGCAAACGGAAGAATCAATATAGGAACGCATATAACATTTGCTACAGTACAAACCTTAAAGAGTATTGATTTACAGAGTTATGCAGATACTTGGGATTGCATTATTGTTGATGAGTGCCATAGAGTTTGTGGAACTCCTGCAAAAGCTGGAATGTTCTATAAAGTGATTAATAAATTGGTTGCTAGATATAAATATGGATTGACTGCAACACCTTATAGAAACGCTAAAGGTACAGAAAAAGCAATGTTTTGTTTAATTGGAAAAACAATTACAGAATTAGAAAAAGATGTCATAGGTGACAGAATAATACCTGCAACAATAATAAAAACAAAAACTGAATTTGATGAGATCCCAGAGGATTGTCAAGAAGTAGATGGCACAATAAAATACGCTAATTTAACTACGGCAATATCACAAGATGCAAAAAGAAATAATCTAATAATAGATTTATTATATAAATGTAAAGATAATTATACTTTAGTGCTAACTGATAGAGTAGAGCAAATGTATTATTTGCAAAGACAACTATGTTATGGCAATGTTATTGACGGAAAAACAAAGAAAGATAAGAGGGAACAAGCTATTCAAGAGGTTAGGAATGGAAAAGAACGTGTTTTATTTGCTACGTATGGATTAGCTAAAGAAGGGTTAGATATACCTAGATTAGATAGACTGATTTTAGCTAGTCCTCATAGAGACAAAGCAACAATTGTACAAGCTATAGGTAGAATAGAAAGAAAGTTTGAAAATAAGGTGAAACCAATTTGTTATGATTTGGTGGATCCAATTCAATACTTTGAAAATATGTACAAGAGCAGAAAAAGTTATTATAAAAAGAATAATAATGAGATAAGCGAGGAGTAGAGATGATACAAGATTTAAGTAGAAAACGAGGGAAATATGTTAACGGCTGTGCTATAGATTATGTAGTTTCGAGGTATCAACTAATATGTGACTGTTGTGGAAAAGAAGTGAAATATTTCGATGATTTTATGGATGCAGTCAAATACAAGAAAGAAAATAGTTGGAAATGTAAGAAAATTGATGGGGAATGGACTGATATATGTCCAGATTGCCAAGATTAAGGAGGAGTACAAATGATACAGATGATTGAAATTATAGGATATGCAGTAATACTGCTAATATTTACGATAATATCAGTAGTAATACTAGTAGATAATATAAAACTAAGATACGAGTACAAAAAGAAAATGCAAGAAATGAACGATTTAGAAATGGAAATGAGATTTAAGTTTGATTTAAGGAAATGATAGTAATGAGTAGAAATAAAAAAGTAAAAGAAGTATGGAAAGATATTATACGGATATGAAGGTTTATATCAGGTATCGAATACGGGAAAAATTAAAAGTCTCGATAGAATAGTTAAAGATAGAACAAGAAACAGGTATCAAAAACTAAAAGGAAAAGAAATAAAGTGTACAGATAATGGTAAGGGATATCAACTAGTATTTTTAACTAAGAATGGAAAAAGAGAAAACCGTTATGTACATAGATTGGTTGCGGAAGCATTTCTAGAAAATAGAAATAATCTACCACAAGTAAATCACAAAAATCTTAATAAGAAGGATAACAGCGTTGAGAATTTAGAATGGATAAGTGATTTAGAAAATAAAAGGCATTATTCGAGAACATCTTTTTGTAAACAAATGCACAGTGAGTTATCAGCATTAATGAAAGAAAGAACAAAAATAAAATTAAAAAGTAATGCAGAATATTTAATTAATGGCTATGTACATGAAAATAAGACGATAAAAGAATTAAGTGCAATTACAAAAATTGGTCAGAATAAAATTAGTAATTTTCTAAAAGAGAATGGAGTACAACTAAATGCATATCGATACGATAGACCTAAGCTAAAAAGAGATAAGTTAGGAAAATTTTTAAAAGTGAAGGTATGAGATAGATGAGAAATTGGAAACAAAGCAAAGATAATAGTATATATGAAGAGTGCCAAGTTGTTATAGTGCCAGATAATTCTACAAACATTGATGTGAGAGTTGCGACTTTTAAGCCAAGTGAATTTAATCGAGCAGAAGAAAAAAGAAAAACAAAGGAACTAATCGAAAAATATTTTAAAGGAGAAGAAAAATGATTTTATTGAAAATAATATTTTATTTAATACCAATCACACAAGTAATGCTAATCGGCACACTAGGAGCATTGATACTATATTTAGTAAGCAGAGCGATTTATTGGATTACAGAAAGTTGGAAGAATATAAGAGGAAAGAGGTGTAAGTAAATGAATATAGAAGAAGCAATAAAGACAATAGATAAATTTGTAACGGAACATAAATTATTTAATATAAAACATAGTGACGGATTAGAAGAAGCCATAGAAACTCTACTAACAGCTTATGAAAAAGAAAAAGAGAAAAATAAAAGTTTAGAACAAGAGAACAGCTTTTTAAAAATGATGTATAGAGAAACAGATGAATTTAAAGCGATTGAAAAATTAGCACAGGAGGAATAAAACAATGTCAGATGAAGAAAAGAAAGCAATAAATCAATTAAAAGCTGATACAAGTTTTTATGATTATGAATTAAAAAACGGAAACTATATTTATGAACTTTTTAAAATTGAAGTGTATAAAAAAGATGTTGATGTAATATTAAATCTAATCGAAAAACAATCTAAAGAAATAGAAGAACTAAAAAAAGACAATAAAAGATTATTAGAAAGTGCTAGCAGAAATGGAGGGTATAAAATATGCTAGATGAAGAAAAGAAAGCAATGCTTGAATTAAATCGTTTTAGTAATATGACAACGTATTGGAAACAAGAAGAATATACAAATATTGAAATTGATAGTTATATAAAAACAGTTTTAAATTTAATTGAAAAACAATCTGAAGAAATAAAAGAATTAAAGGAAGATAGAAAAAAGTATGCAGAAGAATATATACATAATAATCCTTGGCTTTATAAACAATTAAATGAAGTTTATATTTTAAGAAAAGAATTAGAACAAAAAGAAAGAAAGGCTTATATAAAAGGAACAAATGATGCAGATGAATTATGTAATAAAAAGTGGAAAGACAAAATAAAAGCAAAAATAGAAGAAGTAGAACAGTGGGAATTATATAATATGAAAATTCCAAAGTTAAGTACATTGGATGAAAGATTAGGGGCAAAAATTGGAATTAAATATGTTTTGCAATCACTTTTAGAAAAGGAGTAGATATGACAAAGAAAGAAAAACAAGAAATAGAAGAAATAATAGAAAGATTAGAAGCTAAACCTTATACAGCATATACACTTTATGGAGACATTTTACACGAAAGTGATGAAATAGCACAGATGTTAAAAGAGATTTTAGAAAAGGAGTAGATATATGTAATTAGTTTAGCTGTAATATACAGCAGTTAGGAGGAGAAGATGAATAAAAAGATAAAGGTAATTGAGTTATTAAATAAAATAGCAAACGGAGAAGAAGTACCAAATTTAAAAATAAAACATTGGAAACAAATATATAATTTTAATATAAAAATGGGATTTATAACTTGTCAAAGTGATGAAGGATATAATTTAGATTTAATCCAATGCTTAAATGATGAAGTTGAAATATTAGAAGATAATACAGAAGATATAGAAGAATTTGGTTGTGAATTTATAAACAATTTAGTAACAGAAGATGAAGTTGATATGGCAAAGAAAATCAACGAATTAGTAAAAGCAGTAAATCAAATTAGGAAGAAAATATAATAGCAACTTACAATCAACTTAGCAAAGCCAGTAAAATGAACAGTTCTAAACAAAGATGGACAGTTTTGAAACTGTTTTTGTAAAGTTAAAATTAAATAAGATGAAAGAAGGTAAAGAATAATGGATGAGTATAAATTAAATAAACAAAAAGACTGTATTTATAATATAAATGATAAATTAAATGCTTTAAGAGATGAAATAAATAGAGGAAATCCATACAAAGGTTATTGCTTAGAGAAATTACGACCAATAAAAAATGATGTAGATTGTTTAATTGCAATGTTTGAGGAGGAATAAATGGGAGCAAAATATACAAAAGAAATGGATGATTACATAATTAATAATTTTAATGATTTTGATGCATTAGATTTCATGATTGAATTTAATAGAAAATTTAAGCAAGGAAGAACTATAAATGGATTGAATAATAGAGCTAGTTTTTTAGGAATAACAAGAACTAAAAAGTTCTTTGACGAAAATAAAAAACTAGATATAGAAGATGTAAAAAGAAGAGCTGTAGGAAAAAACATAAATGGATATGAATTAATAAAATTTTATCCTAATTACGCATTATTCGAAAAAGTTTATCCTACAGGCGAAAGAGTGAAAACGACTTATTCATATTACGACTTAAATCAAATTGTTTAGGAGGTACTAAAGATTGAGAAAAAAATACAGTGTGCCATTTCATATAAAAAGCTATATAGAAAAAGAATTATATAATTACATAGACAATAAAGTTTTGTTAAATGAATTAAAGGAAGATATATATTATACAAATCAAGTAAATGATGGACAACCTAAAGGAAATGGAATATCTAATCCTACAGAACAAAAAGCAACTGATTTGTTAACAACCAGATCAATTTTAATAGCAGAAAAAAAGGTTAAGCAGATAGACAATGCTTTTAATCGATTGATTCCAGAAGAAAGAAAAATAGCAGAGATGATTTTTTTCAAGGGGTACAATCAAGTATTTATGCAAATGAATAAGGGCGTTGGGAAAGATACATATTATCATATTAAGAATAAAACTATATATTATACTGCGATTGAATATGGAGAAATTTAAAATAGGTGCGAAAAAAGTGCGGAAATAGAATTATTTTTTAGTGGTATTATAAATATAGTTAAAAAAGATAGCTTGACGAAAGTGATTTTCGTTGGGCTATTTTTTGTAATTATTAATTGCTAGAGTTAATAATAGAGCTTTTGTTTTTCATTTAATTCTCCAGGTCTTTTCTAGCGAGACCATTAATTTTTACAAAGGAGGAAAATTCTATGAGTATTGCAGATGAAATAGACCAAGAATATAGAAAAAAACTATATTATCAGAACTGTAAGAAATGCAAAAATAAGAAAACAGATTTATGCGAATTGCATCAGACTATTGACGGAAAAATAAAGTGCGTGGAGTTTGAGGAGGAGAGAGATGAAAGTAAGAGCGACCGATAAATATGAAAAGTTAAATAAAAGAGATAAGATATTAAAACGAATACCTAAAGAAGGCGAAGAGTTTACAATGACTAAAAAGAGATTTAAAGAGTTAACAGAAAACAAATATAATGTTGCTTTTGTTGAGGAGATTAAAGAATGAACGTAGGTGACGAAGTAATCTTTACGGGGCATGAATATAATATAGCAAAGATTTTAAATTATGCGGAATTATTCAAAAACAAACGTTTGACAATAGAAAGCATTATAAAATGTCCATGTGATTCTTTTTATATGGATAAGCTAAAATTTAAAGGAATAGAAGGCTATTATAGGGCTTCAATGTTTACGAAGGTGGAAGATGTACACAGTAGAGCAAATTAGATTATTAATTTTAAATGGTGAAAAAAAGAAATTCTATGATGATTCTTTTTGGAGAAATCTAAGTAAAAGAATTTTAGAAAGAGATAACTACGAATGTCAAGAATGTAAAAAAGAAGGTAGGCTTACTATTAAAGAACACGGAAAGAAGTTAGACATACATCACATAAAAGAGCTAGAACAATTTCCAGAACTTGCTTATGTTGAATCTAATTTAGAGACAGTATGTATTCATCATCATAATTTATTAGATAATAAAGGTTTTAAGATAAAGAGTAAAAAGAAGTTTGTTAACGAGGAGAGATGGTAGATGGCAAGGAAGAAAAAGATTGAAGAAGAGATAAAAGAAGCAGAAGTAAAAGCAAACGAGATAGAAGCAGAAGTAGATACAAATGAAATAAATGAAGAAGCGGAAACATTGAAAGATGTTTCTTTTTTAATTTGGGATAAAGAATATAAAGTATCATACTTAATAGAGCTATTAGATAAAGATGATAAGAACTACTTTGAAGTTGAACTTACTAAGTACTTTAAGTTATTACTAAAGAACTATTATGATGGAATGATGCACGCAGTTCTTAGAACTTGTTGTGGTAAAAAACGTACTATGCAAGAACTAAAAGACAAGCTAACAGAGACTGATATGTATAAAATAATAGATATGAGATGTAGCAGAAACAGTATTCGCTTCGATAAGGATACAATTGATACAATTATTAGTCTTGTAGACAAATATAATTTAGATAGATAGCCCCCGCCAAAAAGTTTTGGGTAAATCCTGAAACCCTTCGAA